GGGTTATACGGGGTTATCCCTCTTAGCATATACCATATAAGGAATAGTCTCTCAGCCAAGTAAGCTACTGCCTTATCGGGAGTTAGTGTGTCACTGAGGGGTTGATCCTTATGAAAATCTGTTCCTTTTACATTCTGTAACGACCACTCTACTATGGGCCAAGAAAAACTCATAAAGTCTTCAAATTGCTCCTTATTCATCACCCAGTAATTAGCAAAGAACCCAGAGGTACTACGAAACCATTCAGCAGGAATAGAGTAATCGAATTCACCTAACACTTGCGACATAAACTTGTTTAGCCCTGGATGACAAATCTCTGTGCTTTGGGCTAAAGTGATGGGATCATTTATACTCTGATCCTCGGGATGGGGGGTTACCATAGCGTACTCTCCCCACGCAACTACTGAATGCCTATTTACTAAATCTCTAACCTCTTGTTTAGTTTTAAATACATGGGCAAATTTATTTAACTGTCGAATGGAGGTGGTCCCAATCCAAAAATCGGTGTCGTACCCTGGGTTACGCCAATGCCAAAGTAAACACGCATACTCAGTTAATTGCAAACGAGTGGCAGGGTCCTCCAACTCAGGACAATTCAAAGATAAGAGCTTATTAGATTCAGGCTCTAAACCGAACCCTCGGTAGGGCTCATCAGGGAAAAGATTTATTCTATCTTCCACAAAAGGAAAACACTGATATATCATTGAAGCTTCTCCAATTTCTTAACCAAGTCAGTCCGTCCCTTCATCTCAAAAGCATCCTTGTAAAGCTGTAATCTTTGATCCACTACCTTATTTAAATTAAAATACTCTTCAGTGATTTTGTGCAGATTTTGGCCCATTTTTTGTCGTAATTTAGCGTCTCTCACCACCTTCGTAAGAACCTTCACCCACTCGGATTTAGGGGCATCCGCAGCAATTAAATAGCCCGTTTGTCCGTTTTTAATTGTCTCATCATAACACCCCACATCCGAAGCGATCAAAGGAACCTTATATCGACCACACTCAGCAACTTTAATTTCAGACTTAGAATCATTAAACGCATTCATTTGAAGCGGGGCGATAGCGAGATCTATATTCGCAAAAATAAGCCCGTAAGCGTCCGTAGGGAGAGCGTCATGAATAAACCAATTCCCAGCCCCCTTAAAGCCTCGCAAAAGAATTCGTTTATAATTATCCCACACATCTGACTGCCACTCGTCACTAACATGAGATACAGGGGGTCTTCCAAAGAAGTGCCACTCCACATTCTCTTTTCCTACCTTCTGATTCACAAAATGAGGAACTCCAGCAAACTCTTTTACATCCTCTTCATGATGAATGCCTCCAGCCCAGCCTATACGAACAAGACGCTTCTTTCGGGGGGCAACCTTAGGAGCATTCCACGCTCGCAAATTATAATCAATAGCATTCTTTACAACTGCTAAAACCCCCCCACAGTACGACTGAATTCTGTGGGCAAACTTTCGCTGAGTAACAGTCACTAAATCGGAATTTTGATAAACAAACTTAGTTATTTCCCCTAAATTCTTCTCTTCGTATACTTGTTTAAGTCGGTGCCCATCATATAAATCCGTCAAAAGATCGTCAGTATCAAAATGAACAAACTTCCCAAACTCCTTCGCCTTTCCAATAATTCTAGCTGTATACGGACCTCCCCAATTACAGATGTTTTGAGTCATGACTACATCTGCCCACTTCATATCTTTAAAATCCCAATCAGGGAGAAACTCCATCGAACTAGTGTTGATGCCTAGAGGGTTTTTCTCAAACCGAAGCTCAATGAGGTCTGGAAATTTCTCAGCTAGTTTAGCAAAAGGAGCCCACGCTCTGTAATAACTACACCCTCCATCATTTGCAGGGCAACATAAAATCTTTAATTTATCCATATGTAAAAAATATGAGGAGCTAAAAAGCTCCCCATATTATAGATCCTACTTTTTAGTTCTTACGCTTTTTTTGTAAGTTTTGCAGCCTCAACTTTTTTTGCAGCGACTTCCTCATCATGAGTAGTCTTGGTTGCTTCTGATGAGTGAGAGATGCCAAGACCAGAACCAAGAGACTTAACAGCGTCACCAAACTCCATGTTCTTGTTAAGAGGGACAACTGCCATCACCATATTAGTGTAGTGTTGACGTTTTCTGGGGCTAAAGATAGAGCATCCACCTTCCCACGCTGCTAGACTAGGGAGGAAGCCTTTCAGTAGACTCCATATTGTGTCGAGGAACCCACCAAGAGTACTAACATCAGCGTTTTCTCCCATGGCCCCCTCAACCATAGAGCAAGACATCAGACCCGCTCCAAAAAGTACCGCAATAAAAGCGGGTAGAATAATATTTTTCATGATTGTAACCTTTCCATGTAATCATTGTCACCAACCTCTGTAGTAGAACGGTTGATGTCATCAGCAGATCTCTCAACCGCCGCAAAGGGGTTGATGCTTTCAGCGATCTGCTTAAGCTCCTCATAGTCTTCCAGTTTCACAAGCGACTGGATATCATGAAGAGTGTCCATCCATTCTGCGACCTCTTTTCCGCTACCCGCAGGAGTAGACTTGGGCCTGGGCGCAGACTGATCGTATTTAGGCCATTGACCTTCCATGACCTTAATGATTTTAAAATCATGACCTTCTTCCGCATCGGTAATATCACCATAATCAGGATCAACCATAGCGGCAATAATCTTCTTAAAGAGGATAATGCCAATGGAAAGAATCTTAACCTCTCCACTCTCACGGTTAACCACATTCATGTAGTACCGATCACGCCCTTTAATTTGACGGGCAAGGTTCTCATCCTTCGTAGGCTCTTTCCAAAGAGAGTAGTAGAGATTGCAAATGGGGCATTGTTCCCCATGCACTTGGCGGCAGTGAATATTTTTCACCATGCCGTCTGCCATAGGAATTCTATGCAGTTTGGTCATCGCATAAAAGTCCTGTTCATCCTCTTTTGGAGGAAGAATACGGACGGTATTCGTACCGTCTTCAATTTTAAGGAATGCGTCAGACATCCCACCACCAGAACCCTTACCTGAAAGGTTTGCGTGGATTTCCTTAATTTTTTCTAGATCAATAGCCATTGTTAAACTCCTGTGTAGTTGGTTAAGCTGTGAGTGCTATAATAGGCGAGTATGCCTGTTTGTGTTAGCTGTAAATATTTTTTTCTGCTCTCATGTTAGCGGACAGTTGGACGAGCAGATCCTTCTTCTGTCCTAAAGATTGAACTAAGCTCTTCAACATATTATGCTTCAAAGTTAATTCATTAACCTCACGGCAGATCAGCCCGTACTCATTCTGGGATAGGACATAATCATCCAAATCCTTTGCAGTAGGTTTCTTTGCGAGGCCCCTCCCCTCTTCTGTTCTTTCTTTTCTAGTTTGAGCCATATACATAGTTAGCTCTAAGTTTTTATCGTCCAGTTTCTTTTTACAAAGATCTTGCATTGCAGAGTAATAAGAGTAATGGCTCGCATGGCGCGAAAGCTCTACGTCCATATTACTCCTATCTATCTTTGTAATGCTTTGACAGATCTCATTGTATGTATCCATGTCAAGCTCATTAATGATCTGATTAATATCTAATTTAGGCATAATAATTCCTTAGCAAGTTCTGGGTTTAGTCGAGCGAACATCATCATCGCTCTGGACATTGTTATAGTAAGCTTCTCATTAGAAGCATAAATATATTCTTCATCTTCTCCTTCCCCCTCCCCTCCTAAGCCACACAGTTCCAACAACATATGACAAATTTCATGGAACAAAGTTTCTCGGGCAGGAGCATCTTCCATTTTCTCTTCTATGTGGATCTCATAGATATCAAAATCACAAGTTCCCCAGCAGTTTGTTTTTGCTGATTTAAGCCCCTTAACAATTTTAATCTTAAAGGTAGCCCAGCCTGCATTTACTTCTTGAAGACTTTCCTTAGCCTTAATTAGCTCAAAAATATGCTTACTCTGCGCTTTCATAAGGATCGCTCTCGCTCATAGTTAAAGTACTGTAATCAATAGACAACGGGACAACAAATCTTTGTTTTCCATTTCTCGACTTCATAACATAACATCTCATTTGACCGTCATCAAATTCCTCTTCGCTCTGGTTTAAAGAGATGGCATAATCACAGGTTCTAATTTTACCGTATGCATCTGCTAGTTCCGAATCTGTAATCAACTTAACGGCTCTTCCTTGGCGGTTTGTTTGAGTGGCAGTCCAAACAAGAACATTCGATTCTACAGCTAAACCTCTAAGTTCTTCGGATATTCTCTGCTGTGCTTGATACTCAGCGAGACCATCACGGGTAGGTCGCAAAAGCTCTAGGTAGTCTACAAGAATTACATCAGGGATAAACTCTTCATAATTATGCAACTGCACAAGGAGGGATCTAATGTCATTTATGTTGGCAAGACCAGTGGGAAACTCTTTAATCATTAACTGGCTGTCAGGGAACTTCTCATTAAAAAGCCCTAAGCGTTTCTGAAGCATTCCCAGGCTATTCTTTAGGTTTTTCTGCGAGATCAAGGTCATAACAGAATCAAAACGAGCGGCAATCTTATCTTCACTCATCTCCAAACTAATATAAAGAACTTTCTTATTCTGCATGAGAGCGGCTACGCCTTGGTTAACAAGGTAAAGGCTTTTTCCTACCCCTGGGGGTGCAACTACCATCGCCAACTCCTTAGCACTCAAGCCTCCCTCTAGTTCTTGATTCAAAGTATCAAAGACCAAAGAGAAACGGTTTCCCTTAGTATCCTTAAGACTTCTCTCAAACCTCTCAAGTACCCCACTAAAATAAGCGTGGCCGAGATCTACATTCCTATTAATAGAAAGAGCATCTCGAACCAGAGTTTCAATCTCCCCTATGCGATCATCTTTCAAGAGGCCAATACTGTTGGTGATGGCATCCTTCATCGCTGTGCGTTGGGCAAACTTCTCAATGAGATCTAAGAAAAAATCTGTGTGCCCTATGCAGGAGGCATCCATTGTGTTGATACGATGAATCTCGTCATCATAATCCGACAAGTCCTCACTTACGCCCTTAAAACTTTTAATACACTCTAATAGATGAAGGTCTTTGGGGATACTATGATACTCTTCATAGTAATCCTTAATAGCTTTATAAAAATTAGAATGAATAGGGTACTCAAAATATTCAGGCTTAACTAAAGAACAGATCTGAAGATAGAAGTCTTTACTGTACTTAGCTAGGAAAATTATTCCGCGCTGGATGTTATCGCTAAAATCGTATTTCATTATTGAGGCTTGCGTTCTAGGGTCTCTAGGATGTCTATGTTACAATCATTATAGACAGCCTCGGTCATTTGTTTCGCCCTTTCTGTTGCATTTTTTGCCTCAATATCACTACGTCTCCTAATTTTGCCTTCCTTTCTTAGCTTCTTTATATTGGGAGTATACTTTGCATAATGTTGGTGCCCTGTTTTTAATCCCTGCTCTGCGCTTTTAATGGCACCAGCGTAGTACTCCTCTGCTGTATCCTTATCCATTCCTTTTTCTTGGAATTTTCTAGTTCTTGCTCGGGTGGAGTGAGAATCACCCTTCATTGCAAAGGTAGTGACTGATCCCCAGTTTCTATTCCTCAATTCACCACACTCAGGGCATTCAGTTTGCTTAGGGGCTGTTCCTATAGGGTGGTCTTGTTCCCAAAGTAAACAACAATCATCACAAATCCAATCGTAATAGGTCATACAGTTTCTTTCCACTTAAAAAGCACAGTTTTCTTCTCTTCGTTCTTAATTAAATCAATTACCGAATCAGTTTGTTCCCAAGGTAGTTTACTTGAATGAGAGATCTTCTTCCACATACTGTCTACTTTTGTTTTACGCATTTGTTTGGTACAGGCTTTCATACATTTTGATTCTGCCTTAGTAACTAGTATGACTCCCTCAGGACTGTCTTTTTTGATCTTCTCTCGTTTGAGTTTTCTCATCTCTGCGGTTGCATCCATTAATGCATCCCAATCTACCACCCCAGGCTGTCGTACCGTTCGTAGATCGCTTAACCCACAAATATTATCCTCTGCGTCGGCAACCCAACCCGAATCATAGTAATCACTAACCAACCAAGTCTCGTGCATTACAGGAGGCAGACAGGCAGGTCCCAGGCTTAATAAAAATAAAACTATCCGTACCATTGAAGTATACCATACATCCCACAAGCGAAGAGGGCAGCATAGAGGAGAGCAATTATAATTGTTTCCCTAGTTACT